CTGGACTTGATCCATGTTCAGATCCCCCAAAATCTAGTACCCCGACACTCTTACCCCTACTATATCTAGTAGTCCCAAACCAAACCGAAACTCGAAGCACTTTTTTTCTGACCCCCCACCCCCCTGTGTTGCGCGGCTTGTATATAGAACAGACTGAAAGTCAAGTTTTGCACATACACAACCCCCAATAAAAAGTTTTGAAAAAAGGGACCCAATTTGGTATACAAAGTCAATGGCAATCAATATTGAAGGGCTAACCCCCTTTGAGCAAGAAGAAGCTTTAAAGAAACTCTTACTCAGAAAAAAAATTTTAGAATTACAAACTCAACAGAAAGATGACTTTTTGTTATTTGTTCGAACTGTTTGGCCCGAGTTTATTGCGGGTAATCACCATAAAATAATTGCAAAAAAATTTGAGGACATTGCAACAAAGAAAAATAAAAGATTGATTGTTAATATGCCTCCTAGACACACAAAATCTGAATTTGCATCTTTTTTATTCCCTGCATGGATGATGGGCCGTGAACCACGGTTAAAGATTATTCAAACATCACACACGGCAGAATTAGCACAACGCTTTGGTCGTAAAGTTAGAAACTTAATTGACACACAAGATTATCAAAATATTTTTCCAGGCATGGAATTATCGGCGGACTCCAAAGCAGCAGGTCGTTGGGAAACCAATCAAGGGGGAGAATATTTTTCTGCCGGTGTCGGTGGTGCTATTACAGGTCGTGGTGCTGATCTATTAATTATCGACGACCCACACTCCGAACAAGATGCTCTTAGTGCAAAATCTTTAGAGAATGCGTGGGAGTGGTATTCTTCTGGTCCTCGTCAGCGTTTACAACCAGGTGGTTCTATTGTTATCGTAATGACTCGTTGGAACACAAAAGATATCACAGGTGAACTAATCAAGTCTCAAGGACAACCAAAAGCCGACCAGTGGGAGATTATTGAATTTCCGGCGATCCTACCATCTGAGAAACCTGTGTGGCCTGAGTATTGGAAGTTAGATGAATTAGAATCTGTCAAGGCCTCTATCTCTATTGCTAAATGGAATGCGCAGTGGCAACAGAATCCAACTGCCGAAGAAGGTGCAATCATCAAACGTGAATGGTGGCAGCCGTGGGAGAGTCCCAAGATGCCTGGTCTTACACACGTGATACAATCGTATGATACTGCTTTCAGTAAAAAAGAAACTGCGGACTATTCTGCTATTACGACGTGGGGTATTTTTATGCCAGATGAAAAAACACCGAATATAATTTTATTAGATATGAAAAAAGGTCGTTGGGATTTTCCTGAGATGAAAGAGATTGCGTATGAGAGTTACAAGTATTGGGAACCGGAGTCCGTGGTCATTGAAGCAAAGGCAAGTGGTACACCCTTAACGCAAGAACTGCGGATGCGAGGTATCCCTGTTATCAACTTTACACCTTCAAAAGGCAATGATAAGTTGAGCAGAGTTAACGCTGTAGCACCACTGTTTCAATCAGGCGTTGTTTGGTACCCAGAAGGTGAAACGTGGGCCGAGGAACTTATTGAAGAATGTGCTGCCTTTCCTTATGGAGAGTATGATGACTTAGTGGATTCCACAACTCAGGCGTTGATGCGATTTAGACAAGGTCACTGGATCGAGCTTCAAGATGATTTTGAAGATGAGCCAGTACCACAACACAAAAGGGAATATTATTAATGTCGATTTTTGACAGGTTTAGAGATATCGCTAGCTTCTTAAACACGAGGCCTGAAGAACGGACCACGGAACAAGAGCAGGTGGGAGAAGACATTGAGGGTGCAGCTAAGACAGCTCAAGATATAGCGGAGTCCCGATTAGAAGGAACCACTGATGAAGAGGCAAGAGGATTAGCCGACCTGGTTCGTGACTTTTTTAGCTCGGACGAAAAAGGCATAAAAAAATTTCGTGAAAAAAATAAAGATCAGATAGCCAAAGATAAAAAATTAGTTGGTAATATTTTAGGTAAAACACCTGCGGGCGTTGTAAAAGATTTTGTAATTAAGCAAGCAGTCAATAGATATGGTCCACAAATCGCCGACCTTGCTTCAGGATTTATTGCACAACTGACAGAACCAGAGGCTCCCAAAGGCGGTGGTCAGTTTGAGTTTATGGGAACACTTTACACAGACAAAGATTATTTCGATGCAGGAAGAGTAGAACAATCTAGTGGAGGACTTTATAACATTGACCAAGGACGAAGTAGTGTCAGTAACATCAAAGCTTTTGTTAATCTCTTACCGGAAGACTATGCTAAGACACCAACACAAGTTTATAACGATTTTAGACAAATTAAAAAAAATTATCCAAACACACCTTTTTCAGATTTTTACGATTCTTCTGCTTTAAAAACTTCTGGATTGGAATACCAACTGTTGATAGCAAATAGAGAAAGACCTGACACTCCTATTACTAAAGCTGACCTTTTATCCTTAACAGAATCAGGCGGAGCTCTAGACTCTAACGTTATCAAAACAAGATACAATCGTGGATCAGATAGAGGAGTATCTGAGATATCACAGGTTCAGAAAAAAGTTACTGAAGCATTAGAACAATTAGGTGGTTATTCAAACAGTCGTTATGTGGGTAAATATTTTCCTGAGCTACAACAATATCTTTTAGATGTTAGTGATGCGTTGGTTGTGGAGAGAGACAGACTTCGTGCTGGTGATCGTGAAGATTTTACACCGCAAGAGATTGAACAATATGGTGCAGCTCTATCAGCAGAATTTGGAAATAGATTAGATCAAGTTGTAAATCAGTTAAGAGAAGAACGTCCCTTAGGAGCAGACCCAGAAAATTATCTTAATGTTATTAACGAGATAGCTTCAAATATGAATGCTAATATTAAAGATGCTTTAGTTCCACCTAGTCAGGGTATTCTGCCAACAGGAGAAAGAACGCCTACTTATGAAAACATGTCGGTAATAGGAACAAAGAACTACGATGTTCAAGCAGTCACTGTTGCACCAAGAGAATCTCTTGGAGAAAACTTAGCTTCCGGGACTCATTACTCAGGAGATCTGAAAGGTGCAAATAGAACAGACGCTTTTCATTATCGTACAGGAATGATTGAAGGTGACAACGGTCCTGTTAACTATTTGATTGAAGTGCAGTCTGATCACGAAGAGCGAATGAGAAAAGGAAACACCTCTTACGATCCGAGTTTAGGAATAAAGTTGTATGAGCTGGTGGATAAAAATATTGCCTATGCCGAGAACAAATTACCTGCTTTAGAAAATTTTTATAAAATTAACGAGGGAGAAAAAGAAACCTTAAATAGAATAATGGAAATGACACGTTATGATGATGATATGGGAAGAGGAAGAGTTTATGCTCTTCAGAATAAAGAGAACCCTTCCGATGTTCTTGTTAGAACTCCTGAGGGAAATTTTGCAAACGAAAACGGAGAAGTAACTGCTGAAGAGGACATATCTTTTACTGACTATAAAGTATTTAAAAATGATAGAGATATGGAATTTATTCCTGCGGGCAGTCCTGTAATGAAAACTTTGATCAAAGCTTACATCGGTGGACCAGCAGTAATGACTGATAATATTCCAGCAGCTAACGTTGAAAGTTATTTAGAAAGAAATACTAGAGCAGATGAAATATTAAAGTTTTTAAAAAAACAAAATGAGTTTAGAGAAGACTTATTTAAACAAGATAGAATTAAAAGAGAGAACTCAGAAAACGCTCTTAGTAAAACTGTTCCTTATTCTGCGTCTCCTCAAGCATACGCTGAAAAAGCTATTTATGAGTTTATTCAAGATTCTGTTAAATCAGGTGTTGATCAAGTAGCCTGGGTTCCAGGAGAGGTTAGTATACAAATTCAGTTTGACAGAAACAACCCTAGATCAGGTTATGTCGATCACGATACTGCGTTATCTACTCACCACAATGAAAAACAATCGCAAGGTATGTTTGATTTCTATGGTAGTTCAAAACAACCGACAGACAACCACATGTATAGAGCTGCAGAAAAAGTAGTTGATAAAATAGATAAGATTGGAACTAGACTTTATGGAGATAGTTTTGTTGCTCCAAAAGTTTATGAACAAGGAGCTAAAGATGAAGAAGGTAGATTTATTTCACCTGTGGATGTAAGTTATTGGAGTGGTCATTCCAACATTGACGGTAAAGCAAATCCAGGTGTTGAAGAAGGTTGGGGCTTTATTGACTTAAAACCAATGCTTGAATCTATTAGAGAAGAAGATAGACCAGGAGTTGTTCAAGAAATATTAGGCAGTTATGTTGAACGTAAAAGAGGTGGACAAATAGAAAGTCCTAGTTTAGTTTCGTTAAATGAGGTCATAAATGGTAGATAACATAGATAAAGCAATTAATCCTGCTGAAATTATTCAAATAGAAAAAGTAGGACAAGAAATTACGTTAGATGGCGAACAGCCAGAAGGAAAGTTTTTAGAAGAAGAGGATGGTTCTGTTATCATCAATCCTGAAGAGGAACAACAAGAGGGAGTTCCTTTTGGAGCTAACTTATCAGAATTTCTAGAGGATGAAGATTTAGATGAATTATCTAATGAACTACAAAGTGGCTATACCTCTGATAAAAGTTCAAGAGAAGAATGGGAACAAGGTTATACAAAAGGTTTAGATCTTTTAGGATTTAAGTATGAAGAAAGAACAAGACCCTTTGACGGTGCAAGTGGTGTTTATCATCCGTTACTTTCAGAGTCTGTTGTTCAGTTTCAAGCACAGTCTTATAAAGAATTATTGCCAGCAGGCGGTCCTGTTCGTACACAAATAATTGGAACATCAACTCCAGAAGTTGAGTCACAATCAGAACGTGTAAAAGAGTTTATGAATTATTACATCACTGATGTAATGGAAGAGTATGATCCTGAAATGGATCAGCTATTGTTTCACTTACCTTTAGCTGGAAGTGCATTTAAGAAAATTTATTATGATGGCGGTATGGGAAGAGCTGTATCTAAATTTATTGCAGCAGAAGATTTAGTTGTTCCTTACATGACTTCAGACTTAGTATCTGCAGAGCGTGTAACTCACGTTGTAAAGATGACAGAGAATGAAATCAAAAAACAACAGATAGCTGGTTTTTATCGTGATGTAAAAATTAATCCATATGACACGGATGATGATATTCAAGATAAGTATGATCAATTGGAGGGCACCAAAAAAGAAGATACTTATGAAGATTACACTTTATTAGAAATGCATGTCTTGTTAGACTTAAAGGGTTTTGAAGAAGAGTCAGGAATTAAAGTACCATATATTGTCACTATTGACGAAGGTTCAGGGAAAATTTTATCTATTTATAGAAACTATAATAAACAAGACCCTATTAGAAAAAAGATTCAATATTTTGTTCATTACAAATTTTTACCTGGTCTTGGTTTTTATGGCTTTGGTCTCATTCATATGTTGGGTGGTCTTAGTAGAACTGCAACTGCTGCTCTTCGTCAATTGCTTGATGCAGGAACATTGTCAAATCTACCTGCTGGGTTCAAGTCTCGTGGTTTTAGAATCAGAGACGATGATCAACCATTACAACCAGGAGAGTTTAGAGATGTTGATGCGCCTAATGGAGTATTAAGAGATTCACTACTACCTTTACCATACAAAGAGCCGTCTGCTACATTATTTAGCTTACTAGGGTTTTGTGTGGATGCAGGTAGACGATTTGCTTCTATAGCTGATATGAAATTAGCAGAGGGTGGAAGTTCTGAGATGCCTGTTGGTACAACCATGGCCTTACTCGAAAGAGGAACCAAGGTCATGTCAGCAATTCACAAAAGATTACACTATGCACAAAAAATAGAATTTAAATTATTAGCAAAAGTATTTTCAACATACTTACCACCGAACTATCCTTATAACGTTGCGGGGGGTAATTCTTTTATCAAAGCTCAAGATTTTGATCAACGAGTTGATGTGTTACCTCAATCTGATCCCAATGTATTTTCTATTTCTCAAAGAGTTACAATGGCTCAAATGCAATTACAGTTAGCACAAAGTAATCCACAAATGCATAATCTGTATGAAGCCTTTAGAAGAATGTATGAAGCTCTGGGTATTCAGAATATAGAAAATTTATTACCTCCTCCTCAGCAACCAGCACCTATGGATCCAGGTATAGAAAATGCACAAGCTTTAAAAGGAGCACAGTTACAAGCCTTTATTCAACAGAATCATGATGCACACATTGAAGCTCATAGATCTTTTATGTCTTCACAATTAGTTAAGTCACAAGTTGCAATACTTGCTATTTTACAAGGACATGTTTCTGAACACGTATCCTTAGCTGCAAGAGCACAAATACAAGCTGTAGTACAACAACAGATGATGCAGATTGCACAACAAATGGGTGGACAAGTTCCTCAACAAATCATGCAACAAATTCAAGAAGAAGCGGAAAATCAAATTTCACAGATCATCGCTGTTGTTACAAACAAAATGGTACAGGAAGAGCAACAAGGTTTAATGCAACAGGGCCAAGATCCGATAGTCGAGCTTAAAAACAAGGAGTTGGAGCTTCGCGGTGCTGAAATTCAACGTAAGGCTCAAGAGTCCATGATGCAATTTCAGATGGATCAACAAAAATTAGACCAAGACAGAGATTTAGCAGAGAAAAAGTTGCAAACTCAGGAAGATTTGACAGAATATAGACAGGAAATGGCTATCAAAAGAGATCAATTAAAGAGGGCAGGTAACTAATGTCTAACAAAAACTTAACAAGACAACAAATTCAACAGTTACAGCAGCTAGTAAAGCAGCAAAGCCGTAAAAAAAGGCTTACGCCTACAAATTATTTGAGCTCACTCATGAAAAACGTAGTCCAAACGAGGGCAAAGGGGGGTAAAATGTCTGTTGACGAGGCATTTAAGGAAGTAAAAAAGAATCCACCTAAAATAGTAAGGAAAACGGCAAAAAAACATGGCAAAAAAAGAGCAGAAAAACAAAAAATCGCAATCGCCCTCTCAAAAGCAGGAAAATCTCGTACCAAAAGGACTTAAGTACAGTCTTGCGAACATAACTCCTGAACAATTAGAGGATCTTCAAATTGTTATTCGTGATCAAACAGCAAATAGTCTTTCATACATAACAGAAGAGTACGATCCGTTGATCGTGGCGAGTGGTTATCTCTCTGTTGTACGACAAATCTATATGTTGTACCTAAATGAAGAAGAAGCAGAGACTTTATTTCAATGGGCAAAGATTAATATGGATCCAAGATCGAAAGAAGCTTTCTTGCATTAAAAACAAAATAGTGTAATTTTTCAATATGGCAGAACTAAAAAAATTAGGACCTACAATCAGACCAATGATTGAGTCTATCTTAAAAAAATCATTGGATAACAAAACTCTCTCACAAGAAGCTTTTGACAACGCTATTCGTAAGCTTGATTTAGTTGATAAAAAGAAAAAAGGTGGTCAGGCAAAAAAGAAGAAAAAGAAAAGTTTCCCAGATATGGACGGCGATGGTAAAATCACTAAGAAGGACATTCTCATTGGTCGTGGTGTCATTAAAAAAGCTAAAATGGGTATGCAAATGAAGGGCACAAGCCCACTATTGAAAAAGAGGAAGTAATGGCAGTACAACAATTAGCAAAAGACCAGGCAAAAAGAGAAAAGAAAAGTCAAAAAGATTTAGATGATAAATTTGCAAAAGATGAAGAAAAAAATTTAAAAGATATTGAAGATACTATGAGACTTATGGAAGAACGACGTAAAGGTTCTAAAGATTTTATTGAAATGAAACGTGGCGGACAAGTAAAATGCGGCGTTCAGATGAAGGGTACGAGCCCATTAATCAAAAAAAGGAAGGGGAAAAAGTAATGGACAAAGCTACAGATAATAGTACCGTAATCGACGGTAAAAAAGTCCCTTACAAACTTCCTGCAATAGATCCTGCTAAATCTAAAACTCAGGGTCAAAAAGCAGTGCAAGTGAAGAAGGTACCATTCAAAGGAGTATTCTAATGGATATGATTAAAAAACTTTGGAATGACCATCCAAAAAAGAAATGGTTAATCGTAGGTCTCGTAATAGGTTGGGCAGCCGCTCAATTTATCTAATCAATGTTATCAAAATTATTAGGCGGATCTTTAGTAGACACTGTTGGTAAAGTTATCGACAGTGTCCACACTTCAGAAGAAGAGAAGCTTGCCGCAAGAAACAAGCTCAAAGAACTAGAGAACGAAATAAATTCTAAACAAATGGATATTAACTTAGCTGATGCTAAGTCTACTGCTACAGGTTTTGGTGGCATGATGCAGCGGTCGTGGAGGCCCCTTATCGGGATGTCCTGTGCGTTAGCGATATTGTGGGAATTCGTATTAAAACAATTTATTGTTTTTACTCTTGCTGCTTTTAGTATTCAACATAACCCTCTTCCAGAGCTTGACATGTCGACTTTATTTCCGCTTGTCACAGCTTTGCTCGGAATGTCTGGGCTTCGCTCATGGGAAAAAAGTAAGAAAATTACGAAATAGTGGACGTATTTCAATTATTTAGTTTGTTTAAAAAACAAATAGAAGAAAGAGAAGAAAGCATTCTTGCTTCAATTACAGCGGGCTGCAAAGACTGGAGTGAATATAAGTATTTGACAGGTAAGCTAGAAGCATTAAGATCAACAAAAGCAGAAATGCAAGAAACAATGAAGAGGTTTGAAGAAAATGAGTAAACTTATATTGCCTAACTATATGGCTAAGAAAGAAGAAAAAGCTAAAGAAGTTACTAGCATGAAAAAACTTCCTCAACCAACTGGTTGGAGAATATTGATCATGCCACACACTGGAATAAGCAAAACAAAGGGTGGTGTGCATCTTACTGACAAAGCACAAGAAGAAATTCAATTAACAACTAATGTAGGATTAGTCTTGAAAGTTGGACCAGATGCGTATAAAGATAAAGAAAGATTTTCTGATGGTCCTTGGTGCCAGGAAAAAGATTGGGTTCTTTTTGCTAAGTACGCAGGGTCTAGGATTAAGATAGACGGTGGGGAGCTAAGACTTTTGAACGATGATGAAATCTTAGCGGTGATTGGTGATCCGGAAGACATATTACATGCAACATATACATAGACACATGGAGGTCATGTCCCATGCCGGAACAAAAAATGGTAGATATAGATACATCAGGCAATCCTGTTGATGTTGATATAAAAGAAGAACTAAAACAAGACGACGTTGAAGTTCAAGAAGTAAAAGAACAGGATACTTCCGTTCGTGAAGTCAAGTCAGACGAACAATCAAATGAAGAAGACCTTAACGAATATTCTGATGGCGTAAAAAAACGTATTGATAAGTTGACCGCAAAAATGCGTGAAGCTGAAAGACGTGAACAAGCAGCTATTCAATTTGCGGATGGTCTTAAAAAACAATATTCTGATTTAGATAAAAAATATAAAGACCTAGACACAGGTTATTTAAGTGAATTTAAAAACAGAATTGAAATTTCGAAAGCAGCTCTTCAAGACAGATATCAAAAAGCCGTATCAGAAAATGATGTTAAGGCTCAGGTTGAAGCTCAAGAAGAACTTACTAAACTAACTATAGACTCAGAGCGTCTACGTGCTAGTGAAGCTAAACAAAGCAAAGAGGGAGAGGATACTGGAACAGAAGTAAAGACTCCTAATAAAGAACCAACTCCTCCTGCTAAACCAGATCCACGTGCTGAAAAATGGGCAGAGGATAATTCTTGGTTTGGTGCTGATGAAGCTATGACGTATACAGCTATCTCAATTCATAAAAAACTTGTGGGACAAGAAGGATTTGACCCGAAGTCAGAAGAATACTATAGTGAAGTAGATAAACGCATGCGAAACGAGTTTCCTCATAAATTCAGTCGTAATGAGGCTGAGGTGAATGATAATTCTGCTGAAGACAGACCCGTGCAAGCTGTTGCCAGCGCAAGTCGTTCATCCTCTAAAAATGCACGCAGCAAGACCGTGAGACTCACACCCTCACAAGTCGCCATTGCTAAGAAACTAGGTGTGCCACTAACAGAGTACGCAAAGTACGTTAAACAAGGAGGTCAAGCATGACAACTAAAACCTCAAGATCTGCTGACACGCGGGTTAAAACCCAGCGTAAACGTGTTTGGCAGAGACCGTCATCACTCGATGCACCACCTGCGCCTGATGGATATATCCATCGTTGGATAAGAGCAGAAGTCCAGGGATTCCAGGACACTAAGAACGTGATTAACCGTCTTCGTGAGGGTTATGAATTAGTAAGAGCGGACGAATACCCAGACTGGCAATTACCAACTATAGAAGACGGAAAAAACGCAGGAGTTATTGGAGTAGGTGGCTTATTGCTGGCTCGCATTCCAGAAGAGCTCATTGCTCAACGTAATAATTATTACAAAGGCCTAACTGAAGATCAGATGAAGGCTGTTGACAATGATCTATTGAAGGATGCTCACCCCAGTATGCCAATCAGTAAACCTGAGAGGCAAAGCAGGGTGACTTTCGGTGGCTCACAAAAGACTGAATAAGTTTTTTATAGGCCGTTGTTAGTTACTTTTTATTAACTTTACTTTTAAAGGAGTAAAACAATGGCAAATCAAGACGGTAACTTCGGATTTCGTCCAGTGCTAATGATGGGTTCTGCATATCAGGGCCAAGGACAACAACAAATGTCTATCGCTAGCAATGAAACGAATTCCATATTTATGGGAGATCCTGTTGTGCTAAACGCAAACGGAGCCATCTCTCGTGGATCAACAGCCGGTGCTGAGCTTGTTGGTGTTTTTAATGGTTGTTTCTACACAGATCCAACTACACAAAAACCAACTTTCTCAAACTTCTATCCAGGTGCAATTGTAGCAGACGATATTGTTGCAAATGTAATCAGTGATCCGAATGTAGTATTCGCAGTCAAAGTGGATGATACAAACGGCGGAAGAGCACAGGTTGGTTCAACAGCGAACATTGCAACTTATGCAGCAGGATCTACCAAATCAGGTATTTCTGGTGTAGCATTAGATGGTAGCACATTTGCAACCAGCAATGGTTCAAACTTCGCTGTGTATGACTTATCAACAGACCCAGATAACAGTGATTACACTGCTGCTAACGCTAACATTCTTGTTAGAATTAATAAGCATCAGTACACTGATACAACAGGCATATAGGAGGTTAATCTATGGCTATATCTAGAAGTCAACTCGTTAAAGAGTTAGAACCAGGCCTAAATGCATTGTTTGGTTTGGAATACGGAAGATACGAAAATGAACACTCTGAGATTTTCGATGAAGAGAGTTCAGATCGTGCTTTTGAAGAAGAAGTGATGTTAGCAGGTTTCGGTTCTGCACCAACTAAAGCAGAAGGTGCGGGAGTATCATTTGATACTGCAACTGAATCCTTTACAGCACGTTATACACACGACACAATTGCATTAGCATTTGCAATCACAGAAGAGGCTATCGAAGATAATCTTTATGATAGACTCGCTGCTAGATACACAAGAGCTCTTGCAAGATCAATGGCAAACACAAAGCAAGTAAAAGGTGCTGACATTTTAAACACAGCATTTGCTGCTGGTGGTGCTTCAGGAACTAATCCTGGTGGTGATGGTGTATCACTGATTAATACACAACACCCACTAGCACAAGGTGGCACATTCTCAAACAGACTTGCTACTGACGCTGACCTTAATGAAACATCATTAGAGCAGTCATTAATCGACATCGCTGCATTTGTAGACGAGAGAGGTTTAAAGATTGCTGCTCAAGGTAGAAAACTAATTATTCCAAAAGAATTACAGTTTACTGCTGACAGACTAATGAATTCTGCATTAAGACCAGCAACTGCAGATAATGATATCAATGCTATAAGAAACATGGGTATGATTCCTGAGGGATACACAGTGAATCACTTCTTAAGCGATATCAATGCTTTCTACATCAAAACTGATGTGCCGAACGGTTTTAAATACTTCAACCGTTCACCAATCAGAACTTCTATGGAAGGTGATTTTGATACAGGAAACGTTAGATACAAAGCTAGAGAGAGATACTCATTTGGTTTCTCAGACCCACGCTGTGTATTTGGTACATCTGGTGCATAATCTTTAATTTAAACACACTTTTAAAAGGGCGTATGTCTTTGACTGCGCCCTTTTTTTATGTCAAAATATAACTTTATTAACCCTATGACCCTTCGGGGACTATTAACAAAAGGAGATAGACATGGGAACAACTACATTTTCGGGTCCAGTAAAAGCTGGAACGATTAAAGACACAGTAGGGACTACTTTAGGAACTAATGTAAAAAACACAGGTTTTGTTGTAATGGCACAATCAGCAATTGTTGATGTTATTGGTGCTTCTCACTTAAATCAAGTGATAGCAACAATTCCTGCAAATTCACAAATCACCGATGTGGTATTGAATGTAACCACAGTAAATAATGACAGTGGGGCTGCAACTGTTTCAGTAGGAACGATAGCTGATGCAAATGCTTTTATTGATGCTGCAAATGCTAAAGCATTAGGTACTACTTATGGTACTCTTGACACGGAAGCTACAAATATTGGCACAACTGATATTCAAGTGGTAGCTGATTTTACAGGTGCTAGTGGTGATGCAACAACAGGTGCTGCAACAGTGACTGTGAAATATTTACAAAATAATTCAATAGCACTTGCTGGTGATGTACCTGCGTAAGGAGTAAGTTATGATTAACTATAGATCGGCTAAAGTAACTGCTACAGGAAATGTTTCTAGTGGTCCTGCAAGACTAATAGCTATTCATGCTGTTTGTGCTGGATCTGCAGGAAGTATTGTTCTAAAAGACTCTAGCACTGGAGCAACTTTGCTAGATCTTGATACTCCAGGGTCAGCTACAGCAGTGATTGAAACTTACATTGGTGATACAGGTTTGAGATTTCAAAACAATATTCATGCCACATTAACTAACGTAACTTCATTGACTTGCATCTTCGGATAATGGCAGACAAGCAGCCGCCAAAAACTAAAAAATATTTCCGCTCCACTAAATCTGGGGCGGGAATGACTAAAGCAGGCGTTGCTCGATACAGATCAGAGAACCCTGGTTCTAAATTGAAAACAGCAGTCACGGGTAAAGTAAAGAAAGGTAGTAAAGCTGCAAAACGTAGAAAATCTTTCTGTGCAAGATCTGCTGGTCAAATGAAAAAATTCCCTAAAGCAGCTAAAGATCCAAATTCAAGACTAAGACAAGCACGTAAGCGTTGGAGATGTTAAGTGTTTAAAGCATACTTCTACTTCTTTTGTGCCTTCCTATCCATAGTCTTTATGTTTTTATCAATTCAAAATTCTTGGGGGGAAACCAACACGGTGTCCTCAACTGTAGTAAATAACACACCTCCAACAGCGAACGCACCTGTAATTCCAAATTCAAATTCAGATATATGTAAAGTTGGAGTTGGTGGTAGTGTTCAAAATAATGTTTTAGGCGTAGCTACAGGCGTACTTATAGACGATGAGCTATGTCAGCTTCTCAAATTATCTCGCAGCCAGTATTCCTACGGCATGAAAGTGTCGGCTGTCGCTTTACTTTGTCAGGACCCTCGTGTCTGGGACAGCATGACAGACGCGGGAACCCCGTGCCCTGTTAAAGGTTTGATAGGTGCTGAAGCTGCAGCATACTGGGAAGAAAACCCTGATGAAATTCCAGAGGGCAGTAGATATAAAGTAGGCTACGTTCAACAAGTAAAAGAAGAAACACCAAATGGAGATTTTAATGATATTAAGAATTTTGGTCTTATGGCTCTTTCTTTATTGCTCTTATTTTAATGCATGAAAAAAGAAGACATACTTATTTGGTTTGTGTTAATTTTAGTATTAATACTACCCTTTTCTCTAAAAGCTAATACTTGCTTACCTGATGTACAAGGTCTTTGTACTCCTGGAGTAACAATTACAGAAGATACACAAATTGACATTACTGAAGAAGATAAAGGTACAGAAATAATTACAACTACTGAGACCACAGTAACAACCACTACTACGACTGTCACAAACGAAGATTCAGGAGACATATTGGATGGATCTAGTGGATATGTTCCTTCTAATAAAGAAGGCGATATGGACATTGATTGGGGAGGTCAAGGTTCAGCAAGTATGCCTACTGGTAATTCTTGTTATGGCTTAGGTGCGGATAAATGTGCACAGATAACAGGTGGTGGTAATTCAACATCTACGATGGGTGTTGCGGGTATGGGTACAACTTTTATTAACACCATTGACATATCTGATTTACAAATAGACAACGGTGGTGAAGTTAAATATACAATCGAGGTAGATAAACAAGATGCTCAAGATAGAATATACATGCACGTTAGAGGACTTAACGGAACTACTGCAGTCTTTACAGGCACTGACATCCTGTCTGAGTCTGGAGTATCAACAGGCTACCAATCTTATAATGGCTCTTTCAATTTCAGTGGCATTTTAAATAAAATAATTGTGGAAGTGGGAGGCAGAGATATCAATCTTGCTGTTGGTCCTTTAT